ATCATTAACCAAAAATCTCATATCTTGGTTAGAACCATAACCTTGAATTACCATCTGACTCCCAGAGCCGCTTTGTATTTGACCATAAGGAGTTCCGCTATCTAAGAATTTTACATTCCCAGTATCAGCATCAAGACGAATCTCATCGCCAGTATCTATAGTAAAAGCACCTGCATGAGCAATGTTACCAGTCATAGTGCCACCACTAAGTGGTAATTTAGTAGCAATATTATTTGCTGTAGTAGTTGCGAAGTTAGGGTCATCTCCCAGTGCAGCCGCTAATTCATTTAGTGTGTCCAAGGTAGCAGGTGCTGAGTCAGTGATTGATGCAACTATGTTTGTTGCTGTATCAAAGTCATTACTGCTTAAATAACTACTTACACGTGCATTTGTAAAAAATAAGTTTGTACTACCTTCAGTTAGGTCATCACTATTTGCGGCACCAGCTTGTTGCCATGCTGATCCATCCCAAATATATAGGATGTCTGTGTCGGTAGCAAAGGCCTGGTCGCCTGGATTATTTCCAGTAAGTGGTAAGTAGGTGCTGTCGTCATATACATTAACTTTAGCAATAACGGCTGATCCATCTTCCACAACTAATTCTGCTGTGCCGGCTACTTCACGGATTTTATTTTCGAATGACGGAGTATTTTCCACATATGTGGCTAAGTCTTGTGGTACAAACTTGTTTGTGTTGTTGTCGTAAACAAGACACATCTGATTAACAAGACTTGGAATAGGTCTCAATTCAACTGGTGTGCGATGTCCTTCCTGTGTGTGTTGGAAGTAAACAACATAATTTCCGTTAATATTTGTTTCAACTGCCAAATCTTTTACAGTAATAGCACCTCGCATTACGCTGTGATTGCCGCACTGATAGTAAAGGGTATCTGGTGCATTTGCTGGTACAGTAAATGTTATTGTACCGCTGTCTGTTCTGCTTCCAGTAACTCCACTGGTATACTCTCCAAAATATGTACCAGCACTAAAATTAGTTCCGTTATCTGTTGTAAAGTAGAATGGATGCCCAGTGGCATTTATGTTTACAGTGTAAGTACCACCACGATAAAAAGGTCCTAGGTTGGGGTTATCGCCTTTGGCGCTACCACTAAAGGTGTATCCGCCACTGGCATTATTCACAACTGTATAACTGACACTTGGATTAGTCAGTGTTGGTAGTGTAATTGTTGCTGGAACATTTACAGTAATACGTTGAACATCAGTTGCGTTGCCGCCATTTATATCTGGATGTGTGTCGCTTATTGGACCTGCACTTGTTGCCCAACTTATTAGGTTATCCGTGCCTGCGCCATCAATCCACTTGAGATATAAGCTATGAGTCTGCGTCATACTTCCGTGTATGTCATATGCCGCAAAGTTATTGACTACATAAGTACCCTCTTTATAAAGTGGTACGTTAAGTTCGTTTGAATTGGTAATTGTACGTCTGGCATAGGGGAGTGTACTTTGTTCCCAAGTCCACTTCCACATTGTAGCTTGACCTGCATCAGGTGCATCTACTTGTATCTCAAGTACTTCTGGAGCAATTGTTAAATCAACCTGGCTAAGTTTGGCCATACTAATTTCATTATCGCTAATATCTATTGCTGTAATAGCACCAGTCGCAATTTGGTCTGCTGTAATAGCACCATTTTCTATTGCTCTGCTTGTAATTTTACCAACTGCCATAATATGATATCCTGTCGTTATTACAGTTATTTATCGTTTATTCTGGTTTGACTGGCCACACCACAGTTGCAATATTATCATAAGTTTTTGTAATATCTCTTAATGCTTGTCTGTATGCTTTTTGTTCATCAGTCATATTAGGCATGTCTGCATATGCCCAATAATCAGTTTCACGCAGTTTGCGATCTCGTTCGTCTCTGAGCATGTATGTCTTTGTAAGCATACGTGGATCAGGTTCTCCGTTTTCTACTATCTCTTCGTATGTTGTCATTGTTTTTCCTTATGGTTGTGAAGTTACATATACAGTATTATCAAACTGCCAGTTGTTGATATAACCTAGTATATAAAAGTATTGTGTACCGCCGTATATACTGGCAGATACTTGTAAATACACACAATTATCTGAGCCAATATGCAGACTGCCGTATCCACCTTCGCCTGAGTCTCCAGTAGTGTTGGAGGGACCGTATATGGCATTAGAATATCCACCTATAGACAGTTTATATTCTCTATAGGAACCTGTTTGGTTATATCCTCCAAAACGGTTAGCACTCATAAAAACTCTACCGGATATCATTGCAGTATTAGCATAATCCACTAACTTATACCATCTATTTTCAGAACTATTAATGCTGGTATATCCTTCTCTGAACATTTGCTCACCAATTTTCATACCGCCAGTTGCAAATACTCTGCCTTTGTCGTAACCTCCTGGAAAAAATACAAGGTCACTTCCAGTAGCACCTATTTCAGCAGTGCCTGAATTATCTGCAAATTCTATTGATGCAGTCTGATCTGTACTTTCAAATCTTACACCAGTATTGGATGTTCCAGAGTTTACATGAAGAACTCTACTTGGATTTGTTTCATTAATACCAACGTTGCCGTTGCCAAGGATGGTCATAGCAGTATCATCGTTAGTAGCAATAATTATTGGTTGGTTTTCACGTTGCGTAATCCTTGCCGCACCTGAGTCATTTCCTATAACAAACCCACCTAATACTTGTGTTGTATGTGTGCTATTATTGAAAGCTAGATAAGTCTGTGTTCCACCGTTTAAACGTAAATTATAGCCAGCAGTTAAATGATCGGTTGGATCCGTACCAATACCAACGTTGCCTGACGAGTCGATGCGCATACGTGCATTGTTGCCATTTGTGCCAAAAACTAAATCGTCTGACGTAGCCGTATGTAAAATAAACTCGTTAGCTGTAGCGTTGCGTAATGTTAGCCCACCAGAATTAGGACCACTAAATCTTGCAATATCGTTAGCTGAACCATTAGAAGCATCTACTTCCAAAAGCATTGCTGGAGTAGCTGTGCCTATTCCAAGATTACCATCTTTAGTAAGAGTCATATGGTGAGTTAGAGTATTCTCTTTCTGTGTTTTAAACTGTATTTGTGATGAAGTAGTACTATCACTGTTCCAAGAATTTTCTCCAGTTACTACAATTTCTGCGGCTGTTAATACGTTACTATTATCTGATCTTTTACTTTTCCATACTATCCCGCTACCGTAACCACCATTTTGAATATTGGTTAGCGTGAGACCCACTGTTTGATCTGTTGACGCTCTACTTACTTCTAGTTTATCACTTGGAGCTTCTGTACCGATACCAACGTTGCCACTGCTATCGATACGCATTCTAGGTGACCCAACACCGCCTGTATTGAAATCAAGTCCAAGTCCACTAGAAGCATAAAATGTATAAGCACTAGTTTGACCACTAACAGCCGTTGATGCACCCACGTAAAACTTATCTGCACCATCTTCCTTTAGCACAATATAACCGTGATTAGTATGTGTTGAATTAAACTCAGCCACTTTAGCCGCTGATGTAGAGACTGATACTAAGGGAGCTGACAGTGTACCAGTTAGTGTACCACCAGCTAGTGGTAGTTTAGTAGCTATACTGTTTGTAACAGTTGTACTGAAGTTAGCATCATCTCCCAGAGCTGCTGCTAACTCATTTAGAGTGTCTAACGTAGTTGGCGCACTATCTGTTATCTGTGCAATAATAGGCGCACTATGCTGTGTAACCATTGTTTCTGTAATATGGTTATTATGCATTGTAAAAGTTTTAGTACTGAAATCCAATGTCGTGTGTAAATCATCTGCTGTAATTGCACCAGTTTCAATAGATTTGCTTGTGATTTTATTTAATGCCATGTGTTATCCTATTAAAAATCCGTGCCAACCACTATATTGGCTATTGTAAACTGCTGGTTTACTAGTGTTAGTTTGGCTACTATATGCAACTGGATTAGCAGTATCATTGGCGTTCATGTTTATAATAGTTACAACTGTACACTGATCCCAACTACTACCATCACCAGTATCATTACTTCCCTGATAGTAATTTCCATTATAATAGATTTTATATTGTGCGTCTCCAGCCATTGTACCACTGTGCATTGCACTGAATGTAAAATGATATTTACCAGCAACTGGTGCAGTAAATACTCCTGTAGAGTTATTTAAATTGTTGCCGTTATCAAAGTTTTCAGTCCAGTTTATTACATTGTTATTTCCCTGTTGCTCAGTTTGACTACCATTTTTA